AAGAATTAATTAACACCTTTGGACAACCACTGTCCACCGATACTCAGTATGAGTACTGGATGAGTGCATCAAACTTCCTTTCTTATGGAGGAGTCCTGAAGGTTGTTAGAACAGATGATACTAATCTGAACAACGCAAACTCTGGTGTAGGTATTGGTTCTACTACTTCACTGAAGATCAAGAACTTTGATGATTACGAAGCAAATTATAAAACTGCAACTAATTATACTTACGCAGCAAAGAACCCTGGAACCTGGGCAGATGGTCTGAAGGTCTGTTACATTGACGATTTTGCGGATCAGACTGTTGGTATTGCAACTACCAGTTTAGCAAACATGGGTGCCGAAATAGGTTTTGGTGTCACGGCTAGACTTGACAATGCAGTCGTCCCTGGTGCAGGAACTACCACTGGATTCACCGGATTCTTGAAAGGAATCATCGTTGGTCTGAACACAGATGCAACTGGTGGAAACAGCACCATGGATGTTAAGGTTGTTTCAAGAGTAGAAACTGTTGGTGGAGGATCAACTGAAACCAAGATTGATTATTCCGAAGGAACCACCTTTGCGGCATTTGGAACATCTGTAGCACTTGATATTGTTAATAACTCCGGTGTTAACACCACAGGACTTCAAGCTACAAGACACACACCAGTAACTGCAGTTGACTGGTATGATCAACAGACTCTTGGTTTAACAAACGCAACGACTTTCTGGAAGTCGATCGCACCAAGACCTACTTCAAACGTCTATGTCACCGACAGAAACGGTAAGAATGACGGTATCCACATTGCAGTTGTTGATGACACTGGTTCAGTAACTGGAATCAAAGGTAATATCATTGAGAAGCATGTCAACCTGTCTAAAGCAGGAGATGCAATTTCTGCAGTTAATGCACCACAAAGAACATACTTCAAGGATTACCTTGCAGAGTTCTCCGCAAACATCTATGCAGGATATAATCCTTCACAGGCGATTGATGCACATCATGGCACCAGTCCTGTAGCATCAGGTTTCTCAACCGACTTTACACCTGTCACAACTGGTGATGGATTGTTTGGTCAAGACGCACAAGATGTTACCTTCTCAGTTCTTGGTAATGTATCTTACACCTTCGGTGGTGGTGTTGATTATTCTGCAAACAAAGGTGCTAAAGCAGAACTTTCAAACCTCATTACTTCATATGGACTCTTTGCTAACAAAGATGAAATTGAAGTTGACTTCTTAATCATGGGTCCTGGTTGTGATACTGAATCTGAGTCTCAAGCAAAGGCAAACTATCTGATTTCTGTTGCAAATGACAGAAAGGATTGCATGGCAGTAGTTGGTCCTCACAGAACCAACCTGGTTAATGTCACTAACACTACTACTCAGACCAATAATCTGATTAATTACTTCAGTTCACTGTCATCATCCTCATATTGTGTGTTTGATAGTGGATACAAGTATCAATATGATAGATTCAACAACGAATTCCGTTATCTTCCATGTAACGCAGACGTTGCTGGTCTGATGGTTCGCACCAACATCACATCATTCCCTTGGTTCTCACCTGCTGGACAACAGAGAGGTGTTATTAACAATGCAATTAAACTTGCATATAATCCAACCAAGGCACAAAGAGATCGTCTTTATCCTGCAAGAATTAACTCCTTTATCACCACACCTGGTGTAGGAACACTTCTCTTCGGTGATAAGACAGGTCTTGGTCATCAATCTGCATTTGACAGAATTAATGTTCGTCGTTTGTTCTTGACAATTGAGCAAGCACTGCAAAGAGCAGCAGAAGCACAACTCTTTGAACTCAATGATGAGTTGACAAGAGCAAACTTCAGAAACATTGTTGAACCTTATCTTCGTGATATTGAAGCAAAGAGAGGACTCTACGGATTCCTGGTCATTTGTGACAGCACGAATAACACTCCTGACGTTATTGATAATAATGAGTTCAGAGCAGACATCTTCCTGAAGCCTGCTAAGTCCATCAACTACATCACTCTTACCTTTGTTGCTACCAGAACTGGCATCAGTTTTGAAGAAGTAGCAGGCAGAGTTTGATTCTAATATCTAAATAACAAAAGGAGGATACAAAAATGCCAAACAGACTTTCGGACTTTAAAACTGCACTCTCATTCGGGGGTGCCCGTCCCAATCTATTTGAAGTGCAATTAAGTGCTGGTAATTTACCAACTAGTGTTCACGAATTTGATGAACCTAAATTCACAATGCTTTGCAAAGCAGCACAACTTCCTGCATCTAACGTAGCATCAATTGATGTTCCTTTTAGAGGTAGAACATTTAAAGTTGCGGGTGATCGTACCTTTGACACTTGGACAATCACTGTCATTAATGATAATGACTTTGACATTAGAAAATCCATGGAAGAATGGATGCAATTCGTTGCACAGTATGAGGATGGTTCTGGTGCAACCACTCCTTCAACTTATATGAGAGATGCAATTGTTTCTCAACTTGGAAGAAAAAAATCCAAAATTGGAGGTGGAACTGACAATGCATATGGAGATGGTCTTGAAAAAGTAAAAACTTACGTTTTCAAAGACATTTTTCCAACTAATGTTTCTGCAATTGATCTTTCATATGATAGTTCAGATACCATTGAAGAATTCACTGTAGAATTCCAAGTTAATTATTGGTATCCAGCAGCAGATAATGCACCAGCTGGTTGATCTATAAATAATACAGATCAAAGTCAGTTTTAAATAATGGCAAAATTGTTTGGGTTCTCAATTGAGGACAACGAACCACTATCTCCTGGAGCAGTCAGTCCCGTTCCTCCCAACAATGAGGATGGGGCTGACCACTACATGAGTAGTGGTTTTTTTGGTTCTTATGTTGACATTGAAGGTGTATATCGCACTGAGTTTGATTTAATCAAAAGATATCGTGAAATGTCACTTCATCCTGAAGCGGATAGTGCTATTGAGGATATTGTAAATGAAGCAATTGTTTCAGATACAAACGACAGTCCTGTAGAGATTGAACTGTCAAACCTTAATGCTAGTGATGGCATTAAAAATAAAATTCGTAAAGAGTTTAAGTATATCCTTGATCTTTTAGATTTTGATAAAAAAGCACATGAAATCTACCGTAACTGGTATATTGACGGTCGCATTTACTATCATAAAATCATTGACTTGAAGAATCCTCAAGAGGGTATTCAAGAACTTCGTTATATTGACGCAATGAAAATGCGTTATGTAAGACAACAGAAGAAGAAAGATGGCGAAAAAGGTGCAAGAGCAGTAGCACAACTCAAGAGTGATAATCCTATGGATTATGACTTCCCTGAGATTGAAGAATACTTCATCTATAATCCCAAGTCAGTATATCCTACTGGCAACCCAATGCAAACTGGTGCATCTCAAGGCATCAAGATTGCAAAAGATGCAATCACATATTGCACTTCTGGTCTCGTAGATAGAAATAAGGGATCAACTCTTTCATATCTACACAAAGCAATTAAGTCTCTCAATCAACTTAGAATGATTGAAGACTCTCTGGTCATCTATCGTTTAAGTAGAGCACCAGAACGTAGAATTTTCTATATTGATGTTGGCAATCTTCCCAAGGTCAAAGCAGAACAATATCTGCGTGATGTTATGATGCGTTATCGCAACAAACTTGTTTATGATGCAAACACAGGAGAGATACGTGATGACAAAAAGTACATGGCAATGCTCGAAGACTTCTGGCTTCCCAGGCGTGAAGGCGGAAGAGGAACCGAAATCT